ATGAAGATCATCCGGGATGTGTATGGCACGCTGAAAGAAGATGGCACCAGGCAATACAAGACCGTCTATCTGGAAGTACCAAAGAAAAATGGGAAGAGCGAGATCGTTGCAGGTGCGGCTTTGTACCACACGTTTGCAGATGGTGAAATGAATGGTGAGATTTACGGCTGCGCTGCAGACCGCTCTCAAGCTTCTCTGGTTTACAACGTGGCCAAAGACATGATCCTTCAGGCTCCGGCATTGATGAAACGAGCGCGAATCACGGAATCCAGAAAAGAGATCGAAGATATAAGAAGCGGGTCGATCTATAAGGTCGAATCTGCAGAGGCTTATACCAAGCACGGCCTGAC